TTGAATTAGCTAAAACGGGTGATGCTGAGAAGCGTATGTTACTTGTAGAATACGGACTAAAAGTTAAAAATGAAGCCGCTCTCGGAGTGTGTGCTGATTTAACAGCTTCGTAAATCACATAGGAAAAAGGGGTAGTTAGCGATTGCGACTACCCCTAAACTAAAAAAAATGAGCAGAAAAAGATTAATAAGTTTCGATAACGAAACAAAGATTTCAAATAACTTTACTTTTGAGGAAGATACATCTGGTAAAGGAGAGCATAAATTTGTTTTAAGTAGAGAACAAGATGTTACTGAAATACTTAAAGACAATAGAGAACAATTTAATGAAAGCGATAAGCGCGACCCCTATGGTCATTGGAATAAAGTCGCTTCAATTCCTATGGTTCTTTATTACGATTTAAAAGAAAAAGGCATTTTAGATGACCCTAAAGCCTTAAAAAAATGGCTTAATGATGCTGATAACAAAGCGTTTAGAACAAGAGAAGGAACTGTATAATGGCCTTAACTAACTATTCACAGCTTAAAACAAGTGTTGCAGATTGGTTAAATAGAAGTGATTTAACCGCAACAATACCAGATTTTATTACTTTAGCTGAAGCTGGTTTTAATAAAGAAATAAGAAATAGAAAAATGATAAAAAGGGCTACAGCTACTATTGATTCACAATATAGTGCAGTACCTTCTGATTGGCTTCAAACAGTAGATTTTGTAGTAGAGTCAAACCCTGTTGTAACTTTAGAATTTATTACTAACGAAAAATTAGATAAATTAAGAGCAACATTTACATCAAGTGGAACACCAAAATTTTATACAATAGTAGGGCAAGAACTAGAAGTTTTACCCGTTCCTGATTCCGCAACATTAACAGGCGAATTAACCTATTATAGTAAAATCCCTAACTTAACTGATACAGCAACAACTAATTGGCTGTTAAACAGCAATCCAGATATATATTTATATGGTACACTATTACAAACAGCACCATATCTTGTAGATGATTCAAGAATAACTGTTTGGGCCAGCTTATATCAGAAGCTAGTTAAGGACTTAGAAATCGCAGACCAAAAGGCAAGAGTAGGCGATTCAACATTAAAAATGAAAGCAACCGCATTACAATAAGGAGATTAAAAAATGAGTTTTAGCGATTATTTAGAAAACAAAATTCTTGCCCACACTTTCTCAGGGACGACTTTTACACCCGCTGGAACATTATATTTGGCCCTATATACTGTAGCGCCAAATGACGCTGGTGCTGGTGGAACTGAAGTTTCAACCTCAGGGACAGGGTATGCAAGACAAACTGTGGCTTTTACCACTACGGGTTCACAATCAAGTAACACGGCCGCTGTAGAGTTTCCTACAGCAACAGCAAGTTACGGAACAGTAGTAGCTATTGGAGTTTTAGATGCTTCAACAAGTGGTAATTTATACGCAGTCGGAACACTATCTGTTTCTAAAGCTATTGGAACAGGAGATGTATTTAGAGTTCCAGCTGGCGATTTAGATATTGATTTAACATAGAGGAATAATGCCAACAAGAAACTATAGTCAAGGTGATTACGGATTAAATGTTTATGGAGAATGGGCTGCCACAGTTAGTGGAACAGTTACAATTTCTAGTGCATCAAGTCTGTCATTAACGGCTGCCGTACCTACTGACACTTACGGAAGCGGTCAATATGGTTATGGTAATTATTCCGCTGGAACAATTAGAGATGGTTCTGCTACTGTAACAGGAGCATCAACACTAGCTGTTTCAGGAAGTGCAGTAAGACAAACAACTATAACTGTTAATGCAGTTAGTTCAGTTACTTGTTCTGCACAAGGAGTTAGAGGTGGTATTATACCAGCTCAAGCAACTTCATCTTTAAGTGTTGCAGTAAATATTACATTTTCTGGAAATCCATTTCCTATCAACGGAGTCGCTACAGTTACAGCAGTTCCAAATAGGATTTTATTTATAGACCCAATTACAATCAATGGCGCTGGAACATTAACAACTTCAGCTAGATTGAAATGGGTTGATGAAACAATCGCTACTACTTCATGGACTGAAGTTTATAAAGTAGCGGCCTAATTTTAAGGAGTAAAAAATGGCAGATACAACAACAACGAATTTATCGTTAACAAAGCCAGAGGTCGGTGCTTCTACAGATACTTGGGGAACTAAAATCAATAATGATTTAGATTCTCTTGATGCTCTTTTCGCTGCCGCTGGTTCAGGAACTTCAGTAGGATTAAATGTAGGTTCTGGTAAAACTTTAACAGTAGGTGGAACACTTACAGCTAGTGGAACTGTTACACTTGATAGTGCAACAATTTCGGCTTCAGGTGCAACAATTTCTAATTTAGGAACTGTAACTACTGTTGATATAAATGGTGGAACAATAGACGGAGTTACTATTGGTGGAACTACCGCTGGCGCAATCACAGGAACAAACTTAACAGCAACAGGCACAATTAACTTTACGGGTGCTACTATATCAAATGCTGGTGCAATAACTACTGTTGATATAAACGGAGGTACTGTTGACGGAGTAACTATAGGTGGTTCTGTAGCTGGCGCAGTTACAGGAACAACTATGAAAGCAACTTCACTTAGAGAAACTAAATCAGCAGTTACACAAAGCACAGGCACATTAACTTTAGATTGTGCTACTGCAAATGTGTTTGAGTTTACACCTTCACAAAACATAACAACATTAACAATAAGTAATGTTCCAACCGCTGGTAACGCCTATGTTATGGTTTTAAAAATAGCGGGTTCTTCATATACAATCGCATGGCCAGCTTCCGTCAAGTGGGCAGGTGGTACAGCACCTACTCTCTCAACAGGCAATATTGATGTTATATCATTATTAACTGTAGATGGCGGAACTAATTGGTATGGTTTTGTCGTTGGTCAAGATTTACAATAGGAGTATTTAATGTCCTCATTATTAACTATGATAGGTGCGGCTGGTGGTAGTTCAGGCCCTTTTTATTTTTTAGGTGCGGCCACAGGAGCAAGTACAAACAATCAATCGCAAAATGTTTTTAAATTTTCACCAACTGAATACAAAGGTGCTTCTAATCTTTATGATTCAAATGGAGATTTATATTTTGGTTATTTTACTGTAATTAATACTACAGGATATGAGGGTGTTGGTTTTGCTAAATTTACAGGAGCAGACGGAGAACCCGTAGGTAGTCAAACAGGTCTTTTTAGAAAAAGTAACAACGACCAAGAAGTCGGTTTATATCAAGGCCCTAATAGTTTAGATATTGATAATTCTACAAATCTTGTTTTTCTTGTTAGAGGTGATATGGGTTCTAATGAAAGAAACGCTGTTGTTAAACTAGGTGATTCTTCAGACGGAACAAATCCCGCTAATTGGGGTTACAACAAAGTTAAATCAAGATATTTTGGTGATAGTTCTTTCACAACCAATATGTATGGATTAACTAAAAACAAAGAGTCTGGCTCAGACCATTTTTATGGTGTAGGTCATACTCAAGCTGTTGGTAGAGGTAATCAAATGCTTATACAAAAATATGATATGAACAATCCAACAGGAACACCTAGCATAACATGGAGCAAATATTTTGATAATGGTAATTCAAATTGTGAATTTGTCAGTTGTGATTCTGATACAAGCGGTAACTTATATGCTTGCGGTATTGATGACGGAAAACCAGTAATAGCAAAATTTAATAATTCAGGAACAAATCAATGGGCCATAAGAATAACAGGAGATAGTTCATCAAACCACCCAGCCCGTTCAATAGTTTGTTCAGATGACGGAAGCGACTTATATGTAACTTTTTATTGTAATAATTTTGGTTCACAAAGTAACAGCTATCAAAAAGTTGGAGTTTCAAAAGTTAATAGTTCAACAGGAGCGTTAACTTGGAGCAGAATAATTACAAAACAAAACGCTAACGAACACATGGAAGGTAACTGTTTAGCAATCGATTCAAGTGGTAATTGGTATATGATTATGGAAGGACAATCAGTTGATTCATCTCTTTCACAAGGAATTATATCAGGTGATAGTAGTGGTAATTATCGTTGGGTAACAGGCATGAAAGCTAATCCATTAGCTTATGGTCAAAATGATTTAACTTATAATGATAGAGGTGATAAAAGGTGGTTAGCTGTTTCACCAGACGATACTGCTTTATTTTTTAGCACAACTTCATCAAGCACAAAAAATAGTATAAATTATAGAGGTATGGGTGTAGTTCCTTCAGACGGAACAGGAGGGGATAATTCAGATTTTGTAATAGATTCAAGTAATTTGAATTTTACGAATGTTCGTTATGCTGACCTTTCATCTTCATTGTCGCTTGAAACTGTAAGTTTAGGTACAGCAGATGCAAGCGGTAGTGTTTCAGACCGCTCTATGTCGAATAGTTCAGCATACGGAAATCAAAATTCAAGTGATTGGTTGACAACAACAAGCACAGATAAAATTAAAAATACTTTTGGTAATCCATACACAGGAAACTTTTAATAGGAGATACTAATGAGAGAACAAGAAGGATTTTACAATACAAAAGAAAACATAGTTTATTGGAGTATTAAAGACTTACAAAAAGCATATCCTGAAGTTTCTTTTACAGACGATACAAGCACAATAGATATTGAAAATATTGAACCATTAATAATCTCTTATATTCCAGATGATGAATATGTGCATGATGAATTAAAAAGTGTTGTTTTTGTAGGGCCTAAAGATATAGACGGCAAATTAACTTTAATACAAGAACTACATGATTTAACTGAAGATGAAGAAAATTTTTTAAAATTAACAAAAGAAAACAGAGTTAAGGATTTTTTAAGAATAACTGAAGAATTATATGAACCAGCTATAAGGTATCAAGAAAAAATAGATAATTTTGTTTATTTAACAGATGAACAAAAAGAAGAATTAAATAATAAAATTGACGAAGCGCAAAATCTTTTTGATGAAGCTAATAATAATAATTATGAAGAAACTAATAATGATGAGTGGAATACAAGAAAAACAAATTTATTAACTTTACAAAGAAAATTAGATGAAGAACAACAGCTACAAGACTTAAATGATTTATTAGATTATGCTAATGAAGTTGATGTTCCAGATGAAATAGCAGACTATAAAAAATCTTTAGAAGATTTACAAAAACAAGACAAGTGGTATGCAAACACACCTATACCAACACCACCAAAACTTGATAAAGGATTTACCTATGAAATCAAAAGTTTACATGAACACATTGATTATGATGAAGAAGGTAATGAAATCACTTACGAAAAACAGGAGTAAAATATGACAACACTTTTATTAATTTTAACAAGCGTAGTAACAATAGCGTCTTTAGTATGTAGCTTTGTTCCTACAAGTCTTTTACCTGATAATGCTAAAAAAGTATTAAAGATTTTAGCTTTAAACTTTAACAATGTTCATTATGACTGTAATCACACTAAGAAAAAAAAGAGCAGTTAAATGAGCGGTCTGTCTGAACTTGAACAAGGCAAATTAATAGAAGCAGTCGAAAGTCTTGAAAAACAAGTTTCAAGATTAAATACAAGACTTGATTCTCTTGAAGGGCAAATGAGGTCAGGCAAAGGTATTGTTATAGGTATCTTTTTAACGGCTAGTGGTATATCGGCAGCTGCCGCTACAATGTTTGGAAAAATGCTTGGGGAATAACAATAGACAAAAAGGAAGAATAGGAGAATTGTTTGTGTGTTACATTCTTGAAAAATTTGGTTATCAAACAGCTTTTGTTGATACGCAAGGTTATGATGTAATTGTTAATTACAAAAAAAGACCAATTCGTATTCAAGTTAAATCTGCTCTTTCAAAAGATTATAATAGAAAAAAAGGTGGTAAACCTAGATATAATTTTTCTACCAACATTGGTGGTGAAAAAAGAAAATACACAAAAGAAGATACAGATATAATTGCTTTATTTGGTTCAGACCATGAAACAGTAATTTTTAAATTAGTTGATGAAATAAAAACAAAAACACATAAACTATCTGAAGCACATTTTTATGATAAGTCTATAATGAAACAAAGTTTTGAAAGGTGTTTAAAATTATGTTCGGTTTAATTGGCTCTTTATTAGGATTCGCTAGTTCAGGACTCCCCGCTGTACTCGACCACTTCAAACAAAAAAGTAATCAAAAACACGAATTAGCTTTAATGGAAATGGCCGCTAAACATAAGATTACTGTAGCTAAAGCAAAAGCAGATGAGGCCGAAATATCAGGAGTGTATCAACATAGTCAAACAATTCAAAACAATGCTAGTAAATGGATAGTTAATTTAAGTGGTCTTGTAAGACCTACAGTTACTTTTGCAATATTAGGATTGTATTTAACTGCAAAGACTTTAGCTGTTGTGCAAGTATATCAAAATGGTGGTGATTTACATGAGTTTCTACCAGAGATATATTCAGAAACAGATGTTGGTATTTTAAGTTCAGTTGTATGTTTTTGGTTCTCAAGTAGAGCAATAGAGAAAATGAGAAAATGAATAATATTATAGAAGCAATAAAAAGTATTATATCACCAGAGCAATCTTGGTCAGCTTTTGTTATGAAGATTACAAGTCTTATAATTGTAGCTGTAATTGGATATATAGGTTTTCAACAATATCTTAATCTTGGTGTTGAAGAAGATAATGAGATTCCAATAGTAGAAGTGTATGAAAAAGACCCTGAGAAAAAAGTTAAAGTAGAAGATTTAATTACTAAATTATTGAGGTCAAATAGAGATATTGAATCAGTATGGTTATATGATTGGATAGATGCACGAAATATAGTGCCTTTATATAATGAACCTAGAAACAGCGAAGATTTATTACCGACAGGATATTTTATGGAAGGTGATGAATATGTGATTGGTCATTTTGTTTTAAGTCAATGCACCTCTTTAGATAGAGATATAGTCAATACAGCGTGTCCTATAATGAGTTCAGAAGATGCTTGGGGTGTTTTGTTAGTTACTTATCAAAACGATACAACACCAGACTTAAAAACGACTAAAGCAACAGCTATGAAAATATCTGAGATATTATATTTGATTGAGAGATGAAGATGAAAAAATTTATACTACCAATTATATTAAGTTTTTTAATGTCTGGAGTCGCAACAGCAGATGTAGAATGGAACGCATCAATAACAAGTGAATATATTTGGCGTGGAATGTCGCAAGGTAAAGGTGCTGCTGTTCAAGGTGGTTTAGATGTTTCTAGTGAATCAGGGTTTTGGGCTGGTGCTTGGGTGTCAAATGTAGATTTTGATGATAACACTACTTACGAACTAGATGTTTATGCTGGATATAGCTTTGGCCCTGTAAGTGTTGGTTATATTTATTATGCTTTCCCTGATAACACAGATGAAGGATATGATTCTAGTGAAGTAAATATTACTGCTGATATTGGCGCTTTTACACTTGGCGCAAATATATTAGCTGATGCTGATTGGGATATGGAATTTGGAGATGAAGTTTATTACTCAATAGATACTGCTTTAGGTCTAAGCGATAAAGTAGATTTAAACTTTCATCTTGGTTTTTATGATTATAATATTGATGATGATGAAACAGATTATGGACTGTCTATTGATTTTCAATCTGGTTTTTCATTTGGAATAATCGACAGCAGTAGAGATGACAGTAATCCCTTTTTTATAATTAGTTACTCACTTAACAGAGATGAAGAATAATGCCTTATGTTGAATTAAAATTACCAAGCGGAGTTTATAAGAACGGAACAGAGTTGCAGTCAAAAGGTCGTTGGCATGATTGTAATTTAGTTCGTTGGAATAATAATGCTCTACAACCTATTAAAGGGTGGAGTCAATTTGGAACAGCTACAACAACAGGAAAAGCTAGACGAATGTTATCTTGGATTGATAATGCTGGTAATAGAAGGTTAGCTGTAGGAACACCTAATAAATTATATGCTTACACAATAGACGGGTCGCAATATGATATAACGCCAGCTGGTTTTACTACAGGAAATAATGATGCAACACAAAGCGTAGGTTATGGTAATTATACTTATGGTTCTTCTAATTACGGAACACAAAGACCTGATAGCGGTTTATTTCAACCTTGCACAACATGGTCATTAGATACCTTTGGTCAATTTTTAGTTGGCTGCAGCACAACAGACGGAAAGGCCTATGAGTGGCAATTATCAACAGGAACACCAGCACAGTTAATAGCTAATTGTCCGACAAGCATACAATCTTTAATTGTTACTGAAGAAAGAGCATTAATGGTACTTGGCGCTGGTGGCGACCCGAAAAAAGTTCAATGGTCAGATTTAGAAGATAATACTGATTGGACACCAAGCGCTACAAATCAATCAGGTAGCTTTAATGTTAATGGTAATGGTAAATTATTAACAGCAGTTAGAGTTAAAGGACAAATTCTGTTACTATCAACGATTGATGCTCATTCAGCCACTTATGTAGGTTTACCATTTGTTTATTCATTTGAAAGAGTCGGTTCAAATTGTGGTATTGTTTCTACTAACGCTGCCGTGGCTACCGATACTTTTGCCGCTTGGTTTGGCGAAGGACAGTTCTTTATTTATGACGGAATAGTTAAACCATTAGCTAGTGATGTAAGTGATTATGTTTTTAGTGATTATAATGTAAGTCAAAAAAGTAAAGTTTATGGATTTAATAATTCTGCTAGTTCTGAAATATGGTGGTTCTATCCTAGTTCTGATAGCACAGAAAACAATAGATATGTTGCATGGAACTATAAAGAAAATCATTGGATTGTTGGTGAGTTGTCTAGGACTTGCGCTGAAGATAGAGGCACATTTACAAACCCTATGATGATTGGTGCTGATTATAAATTATACGAACACGAAACAGGATATTCATATACAGGAGAATCAACAGGGGTTTTTGCAGAATCAGGGCCATATCAAATAGACCAACCCAACGGAAGATTGATGAATGTTTTACAAATAATACCAGATGAAAAAACATTAGGAGATGTTTCTGCTAAATTTAAAGTTAGAAATTATCCAACAGGAACAGAAACAACATTTCCTAGTAGCGGTTCTTTCACTTTAGCAAATCCGACTGATGTTCGTTTTACTGCAAGAGAAGTAAAATTTAGAATTGAAACAGCAAGAAACGCAGATTGGAGAGTAGGAGATATGCAGATATTTGTTAGGGCTGGAGGTAGCAGAGGATAAAATGAGATTACCATTACCTTCACAAGATTATAATGCGAGTATTGCTCAACAAACAAATAACGCTTTAGAGCAAGAAGATAAAAAAAATTTTAAAAAAGATACTGATATAAATATAAATGATGGCAGATTAATTCTTAAATCGCCTAACGGAACACGATATAATATAACAGTTGATAATTCAGGTAACATAACAGCGAGTTCAATATGATAGAAAATTTTGAAAAAAATTGCAAAAATATACAAAAGGCATTAGATTATGGAAAGAACAGTCATACTTTAGAAGATGTAAGACAAAGTATAGCCAAAGGAGAAATGTATTATCATTCTCTTGGACACTCCTTCATCATAACAGAAGTCCATGCTTTTCCACAATACTATAACCTACATGGTTTTTTAGCTGGTGGAAAAACAGAAGAGTTAAAAAAACTAATACCTATATTAGAACAAAAAGCAAAACAAGTTGGCTGTAAATACACAACGCTTACAGGAAGAAAGGGTTGGGAAAGAGCATTTAAAGATATAGGTTACAAACCTACTTTCTTTACATTAGACAAGGAGTTATAAAATGGGTAAATCAAAAGGAAGCACAAGTTCAGAATTAGACCCAGCAATCCGAGATATGATGACAGAAACTTTCGGTTATGGCCGTGATGCTATAACAGAAACAAAACCTGTTTTAGATGCAGACGGAAATCCTGTTTATAGAATTGATATGAGAACAGGGCAAAGAGTA